CGGCCGATTGGCCGAGCGACAAGCCCGGCTGCATAGCACGCTGCATTGGGTCCAGATCCGCCATCATGCCGGCGCCGGTCTGGCGCAGGCGCGCAGCGTCATTGAGCAGCGCTCCGCCAAGCGACTGGCCGCGCATCGCCGTATCGGCGCCCATGTTGCGCAAGTCGCCGGCTGTCGTCGTGCCGAGGATGCGCATGCGTCCGCCGGCGTCATACAAGCGACCGGCTGCCTCGCGTCCGTCCATGCGCATCTGACCGGCAGAATCTAACAGTCGCCCGCCGACTTCGGTTCCGGCCAATCGCAAGCGCCCGCCAGCATCGGCAAGGTTGCCGGCCATCTCTCGGCCAGCAAGCCGCATCTGGCCGGCAGAATCCAGCATCCGCCCGCCGACTTCGGTTCCGGCCAATCGCAAGCGCCCGCTGGCATCAGAAAGGTTTCCAGCCAGCTCTCGCCCGGCCATGCCAAGGCGGCCCGCCGTGTCAAACATCCTTCCGCCCGCATCGGCCAAGCGACCAGCAGCGTCACGACGTTCCAAGACGTTTTTCTCACGCAGTTGATTTGCCTCGGCTGCAAAGGCGCGGCGCTGCGTTTCACGCTGTGACGCATAACGGTCGCGGTTAAGAAGCTCGGCGCCGAGGGCCGCTTGGCCCGTCGCCATGCCGCGTGCCGCCATGCCCTGACGAGCGGATTGTGTTGCCTCTCGGATTTGCTCCGGTGACAAAGACCTACCCAGCGCCAATTCACGTTGGCCTTGGCGATAAAGCTCGGCCTCTATTGGTGTCGGACCCGAGGCGGCAAAGCCCTGCCGCGCTTGGTTGGCGAGCAGATTGCCCATTCCGCTAATCTGCCCCATGAAACGGTTGCCGAGACCAATGGCCTGACCGGCCAGCGGGTCTATCCTACGCGCCGCCGCATCCGCCTCGCGGTTGGCTGCACCGGCTTGGGCTGCTAGGCGGTTTCCAAACGAGTCTCCAATGCTGACAACTTGCCCGGTCAGCGGATCTATCATTCTCGCCGCAGCGTCCGCCTCGCGGTTGGCTGCACCGGCTTGGGCTGCTAGGCGGTTGCCGAATTGGTCGGCGACCTGCGTGATCTGGCCAGCCTGCCGGTTGATGTTTCCGGCCGCTTGGTTGGCTTGGCGCATCGCCGTTGGCGCAAGGTCGGTGATCTGTTGGCCGGCCATCTGCCCGGTGCGGACAGTTTGGTTGCCGACATTGCGCACTCTGTCAGCCGCCGTGAACGATTGGTCGAGCTGTCCACGCGCATCCCGCGTGTATTGGTTGTCTAATCCGCCGGCGATCCGCTGGATGGAACCGTATTGCTGGTCCTCGAGCTGCTTGAACGCTGGCCCGAGCTGGTCGAGTTGTGCGTCGACAAATTGCGCCCCGCCTTGATTGGCGCCACGAAGCACCTCTGGCGCATTGACGCCTGGCCCGAGGATTGGGCTTCTGCCCAAAAACGACCCGCCTGGAGGCGGCTTTCTTCCAGTTCCCCTGGGCCTTGCTCCCGTCAGCGTGTCAGGGAGTGGCCGCGGTTTGGGTTTGGGTTTTGGTTTCGTAGCCATAGTTATTGTCCCTCCGTCTTGGTTGCTTCTTGTAAAATCTCCTTCGGCACCGCCACCTCGATGGCGGCCATGAGGTCGTTGAGTTTCCCCGCCGCATACTCCATGAGCATCCTGTTCCCGCTGACGCGGGCAGCGGCGTAGGCTTCGATGAGTTCGGCGAGTTGTTGTTTCATGTTAGGCGCTGGTCACGGCTTCCCATGAGCTGGCCGTGCGGACGTTGAGTTTGTTGGTGCTGGTATTGTAGATCATCAGGCCAGCCGGCGGGGTGGTGATGGCGTCGCGTTGGGCGGTTGTCATGCGCGGCGGGAGAAAGCCTTGCGTTGTGCTGTTGATTTGCAACGCGGCAGCAGCGTCTGGTGATGTCACTCCAATGCCTATCGCTCCAGCAAAATAATTATTGGCCGTTCCGCCAGCGTAAAAGTTCCACCTTCCAGTGCCCGCGGGAATATCAAGGCGCACACCAAAGTTGTTTGTCGCCCCTATGAAACCAGAATCAACGTAAAACCCATACTGGTTTGGGACGGTTGAGTCTGCATTGAATGTTCCTTGATCTGCTTGAAAGTGTATCAAGCTATTTGTCGTGTATGGCGTGCCGGCATTTGCGGATGTTCCTATAACCGTATAACAACCACGCACGGCGCTGGCCATGTCTGGCGCAACATTTGGATCAATATACAAGAAACTAGTCGTGCTCCCGGTAAAAGATCCGTCGATGCGAACGCGAGTGGTCGTTGTGCTGCTAGAACCAATGCCGATATTGCCGCTGGCGTCGATGCGTATGCGTTCGCTTCCGCCTGTTGATATTGCCAAAGTGTCGGTAGCCGGCAGGTATAGCCCGTTGCCGCTTGAGCTTGTTCCAGTCGGAAAAAGTTTTGCGGCGGTTACAGTGCCAGTCGTTACAGCGTTTTGGCTTCCAAAATCCGGCGCGATCTTGGTTCCGGCAATCGCTGCGTCGCTCTTGATGTCGGCGTTGACGATGTCGCTGACGGTGCGGGCGTTGTTGAGCTTGGTTGGGGTGACGGTGTCGCCACTGGTGAATGTGTATGCGTATGTAGCCATAGGAATTATGCTGCTGATCTTGTTTCGGTCGGAGGCAAGCTCTTGGGCGATGCCTCAATGGATGCCGAGCGGATCTCCGGTCGGCCGTTGGATGTTTCGTAAATCACTTCGGCGCTGTGCGCTTTGTAGCGCACGGGCGTCTTCATATTGTAGTCCTCCGGTCCAGCGGCGGCGTTGGTCAGGGTGCCGACGATGGTTTCGGTGTCGGGGTTGATCGTGCTGATCTTGGTCGTCACGCTGCCGCCTGCGGGAATGACGACATCGGCGATCGTGCGGAGGAACCGCTTGCTGTGCATGTCGCCGAAATCGTAGCGGCGGGTCCGGATGCTGCCGGTGATAGGGCTGGTGCCCGCGTTGACGGCGTTGTCGTCCATTGCGCTGTCTTCTTGCTCCAACAGATAGAGGTTGCCGGAGCGCGGCACCGAGAAGACGCGGCGCTGGTTATCGTAGGTGCCGACGAGGATCTGGTTGACCGATGCGCTGCTCGGATAGGTGTCGCGGTATTCCCAGCTATTGTTGAGCGCGTTCCATGCGAGGACGAGCTGATTGCCGTCGAGGGGGTCGGTGCTGGTTGGGAGGGCGACCAAGTAGCGGTTGTTGTGCCAGATGCCGAAGGCGGATTTCTCCACGCGGGACTGGACAACTTGGCTGAAGAGGTCGGCGATGGGTTCGGAGAGCGGCATGGTGTCGCCGCGGAGCTTGAGATCGAGGCGGCTATCGAGGCGGTAGATACCGGCGTCCGAGAGGAAGAAGACAAAGTTACCGGCGGTGACGATGGTGTTCCTTGCGCTGCATCCGATCTCGTTGGTGAGGAGCGTGAGCTGTGACACCGGAGTATCTACGGAGAAGTCGCTGCCATCGGTGGAGGCGAATTGATTGAGCGTGGCGAGCCAGATGGATTTGCGGCAGAAGACGAGAGCCTGCCCTTCGACCCATGGGTGAATGGCGACAATGCGGTCATCGCCGCCTGCGCCTGCGCGGAAGCTGTTCCAGAACGGATCGTAGAGGTCAGGGTCGAGAACGTCGCTGATCGCCACGGTGTCGCGGTTTTTGGCAAACCAAAGCCGGTTATTGTGGTAGGCCGCCCAGCCGGTGCTCGGCATGGTCGTGTAGGTGACGCCTGCGGCCGGAACGCCTGCGGTGGCGCGGACGAAGTTGCCAGCGCCGCCGTCCCAATAGATCGGCGGTTTTGTCCGACGCACCTTGATGCCTGCGGCGGCATGGGTCGCGGTGAGTGCTGGCACGGTGACGGTAAAGCTGTTGGTCGAGCTGCTGACGATGTCGTATTCGTGTCCGTCGAAGGCGGGCGTGGTGCTGCCTTCGATGCGGACGCGGGCGCCAGCCGGATAGCCATGGGCGGTGACGTTGACCGTGGCCGTAGTGGACGACACGGTGATACCGGAAGAGTTTGTCAGCTTCTCTGCGTAGGCTCCAGCGCGGGCGGCCTCGCGCAGGATGTAAAGTCGGTCAAACGCCTGCACGATGCTTACGGTATCGGTTCCCTCAATGCGCTCATCGGGGCTGGTCGGGTAATTCTTAATGACCGGCGAGGCCCCGTCGCGCCAAAGCCACGCTTGGTCGTTTCCAGCAAGCACGATGTATTCCGCTGCGTTGTCGTAGTTCTGGCTGGCGAACACTCCGGCCGCATAGAGTCCGCCGTCATAGCTGTCGCGGACTTCGGGGCCGTTGTTGGCGATGATGGTGCCGGTGGCCGGTGTCGCGGGGCTTCCGCTCACGGTGTAGGTGAAAGTATTGGCGTCCGTGACGGTGACGATGAAGTCGCCGTTGTAGTCTGTCTCGGCGGCGCCACGGATGTTCACCTGGTCGCCGGTGGTGAATCCGTGGGCGGTGGCGGTGACGGTCGCGGTGGTCGAGGCTCGGGTGATCGAGGTGACAGTCCTGTCGGTGCCGAGGGTAAAGTCGAGAGTCAGCGGGGCGCCGGTCGTGCCGATGGTGTCGGTCAGGCGCTTGCTGCCCTTGCGGGTTTGTGCGACTCCGCGATCCAAGCGCATGTTGACGCTGTCTTGGAGCATGCCTGCCGGAAGGGTCAGCGGGTTCAAGCGGCTGGCGAAGCCGATGAAGCCGTTGTCGCCGTCGCGTTGGACTGGAGATTCGAGGGACATGGGGAAGTTGGCAGTCGTCAGTTGGCAGGCGTCAGGGCAGAACGGAGTCTGCTCTTAAAGCGGGCGGCGTCGCCGGGGGAGATGTCGGTTTTGCGGGTTGGGGCGACTTGTTGGTGGGTGAGGACGAGGCTTAGGGGGATGTTCCACTTGCGCATGCGGGGGACGAGGTATTCTAGGGCGCTGTTCATGGCGGCTTCGCCGAGGGGGTCTTCGTAGGTGTTGCCTTCCCAGGCGACGCCGAGGCTCCAGCTATTTAGGTCGGGGCGGCCGTGCCAGTTGCTGCGGCCGGCGTGCCAGCAGCGGTCGGTGTCGCTTCCGAAGACGGTGCGGCGGCCGTCTCTGGCGATGAGGACGTGGTAGCTCACCTTACTTGCGGGGTTGGTGATCCAGGCGCAGCTGCCTCGGTAGCTGCCGTCGCTGTGATGCAGGACGATGGCTTCCGGTTTGATGCGGTGGGCTTGTTTGTTCGGCGTGCTGAGACGCCGCTCGTCGTAGGTCGTCAGCGGTGGCTCGACGGTGAAGCTCGTTGTGGATGCGGAGGGCAAATTCGGCGAGGCCGGCGCTGGGGTAGCGTCGGATTTCTTGCCAAAGATTCTCTTGAGCCAGGTCCACATGGGTTATTTCGCGTGACCCTTGGGCGGCGGGTTGACGGTGACGGTGGCTTGTTGCTTGAGGAAGTCGTAGCCAACCGTCACGCATCCGCTGCCCATGAGGGCGAACCCGGTGAGTAGGATGAGAGCGGCGATGGCTTTGATGGTTTTGCTTTTCATCGGCGTGACGGAGTTTTCAGTTGGCAGTTGGCAGTTGGCAGACTGAAGACTGAATCACTCGCGTGTTAGAGGCGGGCGGTGCCGTCTTTCGCTACCACTAATCCCCATGCAGCCATGAGGCTGGCGGCGATGAGGCCGATGTCGGGGATGGTGCCGGTGGCGAGGAATTCTTTGGCGCCGGTCGCCAGGGCGATGAGGGCGGTCAAGATTCCGATGGTCGTTGTTTTCCAGTTACGCATATTATTTGTCTTTCTGTTGCTTTTTGCGGAGGTCGTGGAGGACCGAAATTAGGGTGACTACGCCGACGGCGAGGCCGACACATAGGCCGGCGACTCGCAGGGTTGTCTCAAGGTGGGGCAGCATGCTGAAGACGCTTGAACCAATGCTGGTCACGGTGCCGATCACGCCCTTCTCGGTCGTTGTGAAATGGTGATGGAGGTAAAACATAAGAAAGTCCTCAGTTGGCAGTTGGCAGTTGGCAGTTAGCGGCTTGGCTCCATGCTCTTTGCTCCATGCTCCATGCTTCTTTACTTGCGGTAAGCGATGACGCTGCCGGCGTGCAGCTTGATGGCGGTGAAGATGCCGTCGATCGTGGTGCCGGATGGGA